GTCGATTCCCGGAAGGAAATCTATGCCATCGAACTCATTATTTGATTCTGCCTCGAAACTTGGCGCGTCATCTCGCGGCTCTGTCATTTCAGCGTGACCGTTCCATGCTCAAGGGCTCGTTGCGGCGTGATGGGTACGAAGGTGTCCACAGCGCTCGTGGGGTCGTAGAAGAAGCTGCGGCGGCCGGTTCTCTGATGGATGCCAAGGGGGAGCCGCAGGAGGTTGCCGAAGCCACCCACGCCGACGGTCTCCTGCTTGGGGAAGACTTCCAGCTCGACTGCCGGACTTAGGTAGGTGTGGCGGTAGAAGCTCTTGCCCTTGGTTAACTCGAAGCACCCAAAGTAGTTGAGTACTTCGAGAGCCATCTCCCGGGCTGCGTTGGCAGTGGTGGGCTCAGGGAAGCTGCCCAGGACGTGGATGCCCTTGCTGCCGGAGAACGAGGTTGTCACGGTCAGCTGTGGGTAGGTGCCCTTGAGCCGATAGGCCAGGCCATCCGCGATCTGACGAATCTGCGTTGTCAAGACTCGTCGGGCTGGGTGGTCAGTGCCGAACACTTCGCGCGGATTCAGGCTCTGGCCGCGCCAGTCGAAGTCCTTGCCGAAGTCCAGGTCGAAGGCCAAGACCCGACAATGACCCGCCTGGTCCACCACGTAGTGACCGAGCGTGACCCGCCCGTCGAGGTGTAGCCGCAGGTCACGACGGGTGAAAGGGCTGCGAACGGGGTTGTACGCGCCGGTAGCGAGTTGCTTTGCCTTCAGGTCTCGCCGCTGGATGTAACGCCTCGCGAGGAGGTCTACGATGGTCCCCTGCTTCTCAGGGGCCATCTTGGCTCAACCGTTGTAATCTTGCTCCGACCCGTTTATAGTCAGGGTGACTTGCCTTAAGTCGGTAGGTACCGCGCAGCATCTGATGTTCGGTAGCTCCTGTCTGGGTGGGTTTGCTTCGTTCGGGCGGAGGGCATCTGATCTGCGTTTAGGGGCGTGCTGGCCCCGAGTGGCCCAGAAAGGCCCTCCGTTCGGCGTTTTGGGGTGCCGTAAGGTGTAGCCGTCGGACCCTAGTTGAGCCCCCCACCCTGGCGTCCACGGCGATCGCGGAACTTCCGAACCTTTTCCTGACGGCCCTTAGGAATACGCGGGCTCATCTCGGGGACTCAGGCATCCCCCTGCACCTACCTTGACCGTCAATGGCGGCGGAAATCTGGGCGCGAAACCCGATCAACTACATACGGGAATGCCGAGAGACCGATCTCCTGCGCTTTGCCTGGGATAGGGGCACCCTCCACAAGCATGGCACAGACGCTCAGCGTCACGCCTTCTACTACCTGGGCAATGTCAACTTCCGCGCCCTCGCCATTGGGCCCCAAGGGGCAGCGGAGTATGACCGTACACACGGCCTCGACAACCCGTTCGCCGTGTACCCAGTTTGGGAGTACGGCAAGGCGTCGATCGATCTGCTTGAGCGCTGGATGGCGGAGGACTGCACCGCTCAGCTCCGAGATCGAGCCTTGGATCGCGACCGGCCCGTAGATGAGGTGCCGGTCTTAGGCCAGCAGCACCGGGTCATCGTGACTCAACCCCCGCCCTGCACGACCGGCGATGGCCGACGGTTCCTCGCGACCCTGGGCCATCTTCAGGCTGACTATCCGGACTCTATTCTCCACGTTCACGGGTACGCTACCATCCGGTGGATCGGTGCCTTGATCAAGGCCGGAAGCCTGAACCCGCGCCTTCCCGCTGCTTCGGGGCGGGTGCTTCTGCCGAACGGCAGCTACATCGAGCGCGACGATGCTCCACATCATCTGAAGTGGATCTCGATGCTCGGGTGGAAGTGCGCCGAGCTGGAAGTCCCGCGCAATCGCACGATGTTCTCGATTCAGGCTGCCCAGTGGGCGGCGCAGAACTGGGACACCCGCATTGAGGCGATCCAGCCCAAGGGCCGCAAGCAGGTCATCGACTCCACGGCATTCGCGGACATCCTCGACCTTGTCCCCCTGGAGCCCGGCGTTGAGGTGCCGTTGAAGCAAAAGAAGCTCCGGCCGCCGCCGGACCATTCGCACGCCCCGCGGAAGATCCGGTCGCCCCAGCTAGTGACGGTCCCCCTTGCCGGTGATCGCTTCTACTGCGAGGCCTGTTCACACGCGAAGACATGTCGGTCATTTCGAGTAGGAAGCATCTGTTCCTTGCCTGACTCAGAAGCCAAAGAGCTGGCGCAGTTCTTCAAGTCCCGCGACAGCGACATGATCATCGAGGGCCTCGGCCGAATCATCGAGGGTGGCGTCGAGCGCTACGTTGAAGGTCGTCAGGCCGAGAAGATCAGCGGAGAGCTTGATCCCCGGGTCACCAAGCTCGAGGGCCAGGTCTTCACCCAGGGTGTGGCCCTGGCCAAGCTGGTCGACCCCAAGCTGCGCTCCGCCGGCCTGGCGGTGCAGGTCAACGGTGGGAACGGCGTGCAGGTCAACGGGGTGACCCCGGGCGGGACAAGCCAGACCATCAACGCTCGGGTGGCTGACGCCTACGCAGCCCTGGAGGCGGCTGGCGTACCGGGCTCCATGATCACCGAGACGATGCTGGAGCGCTGCCTGCAGACAGGTACGGACCGGGATGCCATGCAGCGCATCTGCATCGAGGAGGCGGCCCAGTACGCGCTGCCCTCCGGGCTGATCGATGTTGACGAGGCTCAGGCCCCGTGACGTTGACGGTTGCCGAGGAGCTCCAGTGGTTGAAGGACCACCCTGACTTTCGGGAACGGCCGGCCACCCTCATGGAGTTCCTCGGGCCTGACTACCTGAACATCGAGGATGGTGTTCGGGAGCGGATCAAGGAAGTCCTTGCCGAGATCATGGGCGACGAGGTCAACCCGGTGAAGCCGACCAAGTACATGCTCGCCATCTTCACGGGGGCAATCGGCATCGGCAAGACCACGGTTGCCTCAATCGTGCTGCCCTATCTCGTGCATTGGGTGAAGTGTCTGCACGATCCACAGAAGTTCTTCGGCCTCCTCCCGGGCTCTCGCATTGCCTTCATGCTCATGAGTACCAAGGCGAGCCAGGCTAAGGAAGTCCTCTTCAGCGACATCAAGGCCCGCATTGCCCACTCGCCCTGGTTCAAGCGCCACCCATACGACCCTTCGTTCAAGAACCAGATCCGGTTCGAGGGTGAGATCTGGATCCTCCCTGGCGACAGCACTGAGACCGCGTTCGAGGGCTACAACATCTTGGGCGGCATCCTGGACGAGGCCGACTCGCACAAGGTCACGGAAACCAAGGACTACGCCGAGGTCGGCTACGAGACGATCTACAACCGCATCTACTCCCGCTTCAAGGACCGTGGCTTCCTCCTGATCATCGGTCAGATGAAGGAAGACGCCGGCTTCGCTGGGCGCAAGTTCAAAGAGTTCAACGAGCGGGACGACGCTGTGGCGTTCAGGCTCACCATCTGGGAATCCCTGGGCGAGGACGAGTACCGCGACCCGGTGACCGGCGAGGTGCCCCGCTTCTGGTACGACACCAAGCGGAAGCAGATCGTGCCAGACAAGGTGATCTCGGCTATCCAGGACCGGTCGCACCTATTGCACATCCCGAAGCTCTACGAGACCGCTTTCAGGACCGGCCCAGAGAAGGCGCTCAAGGACCTGGCCGGCATCCCGCCGAAGGTCCAGAGCCCCTTCATCTCCCTGGTCGACAAGGTCTACGGGCCCCGCAACCGCTGGCTGGAGCACCACCGGCCCGATCCCCCGGTTGACCCCGATGGCCGCATCGCCCCGTGGTTCATCGCCCCCGACACCCTGCCGCGGGTCGGCCACCTGGACATCGCCTACTCCGGGGACAACGGTGACGGGCTCGGGTTCGCCATGGGCCACATCCCCCACATGGTCACGATCGACGGCGAAGACAAGCCTTACATCGTTATCGACCTCCTGTACCGCATGAAGGCCCTCCCCGGCCGAGAGATCTTCCTCGGCGACGCACGACAGGTCATCTACAACCTCCGCAACGAGAGGAAGTTCAAGCTCAACGCCGTGACCATGGACGGCTTTCAGAGTGTCGACACTCGCCAACAGTTCACAACGCGCCGCATCTTGAGCTTCAACATCTCGGTCGATAAGGAAGTCCATCCCTATCACGACCTGCGGGAAGCCCTCTACGAAGACCGGATCGAGTTCCCGCCGTACGAGGTACACCGCAATCCAGGAGATGCTGTTCTCGTCGACATTCTGACGACTGAGCTAGAGCAACTCATGGACCTTGGCCGCAAGATCGATCATCCTCTGAATGGCTCCAAGGATGTCGCTGACGCGGTGGCGGCCGTTGTTTCTCATTTGATGGGGAACACCTCGTATCACCGCAAGAAGCACGCCGAGGCTTACCAGACCATGGCCACGCCGCTGGAGTCACCCTTCTCCCAGCACCGCCTGTACACGCCCCCTTCGTTCTCGCATCCGGCCTACATCGGCCACAACCCGGGAGCGCCTATTCCGCCAAAGATCGGTAGGCCCTAGTGAGTGAGCTCCTCGTGTCCGATCGACACGGACGCGTGACCCCCAGCTCGATGTACACCAAAGCCGGCCCACCTCAGCTCGGCGAGAAATTCGGCACCCGGTGGGCCGGCCAGGGCAAGGCCTCGATGCAGCTTCCCGGCGGCGGCCTCCTCATGTTCGACCTGGACCGGCTCACTCTCCAGGACTACCGGGCCATGCGGCATCACTACCAGATCAACATCTCGGTGAGCCTGCTCAGCTTCATGGTTCACCAGGTGCCGTGGCGCATCGAGGGCGGCGACGAGAAGGTTCGGGCCTTCGTCGAGGACAACATGAAGGAGGTCTGGACCCGCATGGTCCGGGCCATCAGCCCCGCCTTCTGGGCCGGCTACGCCCCGGTGATCCTGCAGTTCGAGAACGACCGCTCGGATGGCAAGATCCGCATCACGAAGTTCAAGGACGTCGAGCCCGAATGGGCCACCGTGAACTGGCGTTACGTCGAGGGCTACGCGCCCCCGGGGGCGGTGAAGCCCAAGATCCCGGTCTTCGACGGCATCAACGTCATCGGCCAGCAGGGCCCGGTGCCACCCGAAAACTCACTCTGGTACCCGCTCCTGATGGAAGCCAGCGACCACTACGGCCGCAAGCTCCTCAAGCCGGCGTTCCCCAGTTGGTTCTTCTCGCAGATCATCCACCTCTACGTGAACCGGTACTTTGAGCGCTTCGGCGAGCCGGTCCCTGTGGGCCGCGCGCCTTTCGATGACGAGCTGCCCGACGGTCAGGGCGGGTTCATCAACGGCAAGGACGCCATGGAGTCCGTGCTCAACGGGCTGCGGAACCGGGCCTCAGTGGTCCTGCCCAGCTCGAAGATCATCGATTCCAACAGCGGTGGCAAGCAGGACTTCGATTACCAGCTCGAGTACCTCGAGAGCCAGATGCGGGGCGCCGACTTCGAGCG